TCCCCGCGCGTAGCTGCCGAACCATAGAGAGGATCGCGCATTCGCCCTTGCCGGATAGCCGGATCTCAAACTTATCGCACCGTCTGGGAACGATGGGAAGAAACGCCGTGGTCTTCCCGTGCGCTCCCCCGGCGGGTTCCCATGGTCCCCCGTCGCACCGTGTCTCCACATTGACATAGCCGGTTGCCGTCAGCTCCATGCGCAGGTAAATCCGGGAGTAATATTTCTTCCCTGCTGCCGTCTCATAGAACGGGGTAAATGTGCAGCTCCACTCAATTTCCTCGCTGCCCGTATCGGCGTCAATCGACCACAGGGAACCGTCCGAAGACAAGAGATATAAGTAGGAGTTGTACCGGCAGAAATCAACCGCCTCGGTGTTGTCTTCCTCAATCCACGTATTTTTCTGCGTGTCATAGACCAGCAAGTGCCAGACTCCGCCAGATTTCATGCTGATGTAATACCGCACACCATCCGTACCGGCTACCGCGTCCGTGAATACCTTCCGCCCAAAGTTGGTGGAAATCATGGTGGGTGTACCGCCGGAATAGGCATACACGCCGTCCGGTCCCTTATAGAACAGCGTGTCGTTGATTACCTGCATAGACTTGCTGCTGCCGTTCTGTACGCCGGTGATGTTGAATGTGTACAGCGCGTATTCTCCCGGGTAGCTCCCCAGAATCTTGTGCAATAGGTTGTCCTTCCAGAAAAGAACGCTGGAAGACAGTTTGCAGCATCCCGTGAAGTTCCCGGCACTGCCCACTGCCAGCGCAAAAGAATCCGTGCTGATACCCTGATACACAAAAAAGTTTTTCGGATCACCCAATGCGGAAGCATAGATGGTCTTTTCGGAGTTGGACGCGCCCCACAGCCGGTTTTCGCTCTCACAGATGTAATCCAGGTCTGGGATCTTCCGCTCAATCGTGATTGCCGCCGTCTCCGTGGCGGCGGTGAGGCTGTTCTCGCTGAAGGTGACCGTATGTAGCCCCACCGCTTTAATGACCGCAGACTTATTGTTGGAGGTCTTCACGGTACAGCCGGAAATAGATACCGCGTCCCCCACAGAAAACAGAGCATTGAGCGTGACGGAACTCATGGTGACGGTATCCGTCGTGAAAGTAGCGCTTGTCTGCGTTGCCTTTGCGCCCAGATCGTGAAGTGTGCTGTCCGTTAGGTCCAGATACTTCTTGTCGGGCCAGATCACCAGCTTTGTGTTGACGCAGGCAAACTGTTTTTTGCCCGCCGCCACGATCCCGACGGTACTGCCGTCATAAATCAGGCTTGTGCCATCCACAACCACCAGCTTATTCCATGCCGTTACTGCGGTGGGGGCGGTGTAGTCGCCCACTGCCTGACGCCGGAGCCGTGTTGCAAGGTAGGGATACCGGCGGCAGGATAGGTTTTTGCAGGCGGATAATTCGCCCTCCTGCGTATCATCTCCGAAGTTGACACCCAAAAACTTCACCGTCTGCTGCTTCGTTGTCCCTTCCGTATATTTCATGCTCGGAAGCTGCATATCGCCGCCCCCCTCTTAGAATGTACTCCAACCTGCAGTATTTGCAGGGCGGTGTGTCTTGCGATACCAGGCGCGGAATTCCGCGTCCGCCTGAGCGGACATGATCTTGTCGTTCTCATAGGACTGCATTTCCCGGTTGTGCCAGTCGATCATGGATACCAGGTACAGATCGTACACGTTCGTATATGGGGCAGGAACCACAAGCTCCGTCTCTGCGTCCTGGGGATACTCATAGGAAACCGGTTTTTCCTGTCCCATCAGTTCCATGCTGTATTTTCCGTCCAGTTCAGAAAGCCACGATGTCAGGATTTCGTCGCCGTAAATATCCGGCTTCAGCTTTTGGATTTTGGCAATTGCCTCTCCCACTTTCATGTAGAGCACCTCCACGTATAACGCGGCCTCTCGCCGCCCCGTACCGCATACCGCATCCAGTCCAGCAGGACGATCACCGGCCCACTGACGAGGCACCACAGCGCCGCAAACTGCGGGCAAATTTGACCCAGCACATTGCCGGGAAATTCGGAGTAGTCCCACACGCCCCAGCCCAGCCAGAGATTGACCACGCACCCGGTCACGAACTCCGCCGCCGTGATGGCAAGTCCGCACAAGAGCGCCTGCGCCCAAATTGGATAAGCCCATGGCAGCTCCGCGCCCATGCGCTCCATCACGAGGCCCAGAAGCAGCGCCAGCACCAGCATCGTCCAACTGATGCCCTCAGGGTGGCCTAGCCTGGTCTTGTAGGCAACTTCCAGTAAAAAATATGTAACTCCAACAAAGCAGCCCAGCAGCCCGCTGAGAATCACGTCTCCCGCCTTACGCATTGCCGCCTCCAATTGTCGTTAAGATGGTCTGCATATTGGCGGCGAGGTCGGCAGGCAGATCACAGCCATATGCGATACCCGACACATCACTCACTGCAACACACCGCGATACCCAACCGTGTAGGTGATTGCAGTAAGTGGTGTGATATAGGATGTGTGCTACCGCCGCCCTCGCCATGATTAGGATGTCCGAAGCGGGGTAAATCTTGCACAGCTCCCCGTCCAGATGGTACGGGTACCCGGGTGCGCCGCCGGTAACTGCTGCCTGCGCGGTGGATAAGTTGATCTGATCCTCTGACGTCAGGCTGATATGCCCCGCCGTGCCGTCCGATAGCGTCACGTCGCACCCGGCGGTGATGGCGGCCTCGCAGGCGGCATTGATCTCCGTCAGCTTTGCACTCTGCACCTCCGCCAGAGTCGGCTCCACCGGCTCCGCCGGGGCCGTGTTGCTGAGAATGATGGTGTTTCCCTCGATGCGGGGATACTCCCAGTCCGCCACGGTGTCCTCCCGGATACACATGCCGTCGTCGGCGTAGAGCTTGACCATGGTCCCCAGCGCCGCCGGTGCCTCCTCTAACGTGTGCCGCACCTCGACGATGCCCAGGGCCGTCGAGGACACGGCATAGTGCTTGGTGCTGCCTGCTGTGATGTACATAAATATCAGCTCCTCATCAGTCCCACAGAATCAATTTATAATTCCCATAATAGGAACTCAAATAATATCTGTCAGTTCCTAGATTTATTGAAAATGTACCAACGCCATAGGTTACAGTTAGCCACGACGCGCTCATTGGGTATATCTTTTTTGCTGAGTTGTCCATATAACACCCTACTTTATCAATACATGCCAGCGTTGTAGACCAATCATTGCCGTTTTGATTTGTCGGCAGCGCTAATAATGCGAAATGTGCAGGAGTAAAAGAAAGGCCAGTAACAGAAATTGAATTTTTTGTTCCGCTAGTAACGGCAATATTCTCAGTGTATATGTGTTTTTGAATAAGAGAACCGCTCAATTTCACCTTATTAACGTAAGCGGTTTTACCGCTTAAAATGTCCGCCGCCGTTGCGGTGGCGTCACTCGTCAAAACGGCTTCGCTTGTGCCGGTAAGTTTAGCGCCTCCGGCGTAGGCGGTAAAACCCGAAAGAATTTTTGCCGCTGTTGCAGTTGCGTCACTTGTGTCTAGCCCCCGTCGTAAGATAATTCCCTTCCCCATTACCTTGTCACCTCCAGCTTCAGCGGGAGCGCTACAGTGGGCGCTGACGTGCATACAAACTTTACCGCATCTTCCATGGTTTCCATCGTTAGTACCCCACTTAATGCACCGGCGTAGAGTTTGTTGGCGGCATCGTCGCTTCCGGGATAGATGTCCACCTTCACGTCCTCGTCATCTACCTGAATCCCCGGTACACTGACCGTCTGCGTGTAAAATCCGCCGGTGACCGCCGTCCAACTGACCGGCACGGTGCAGTAAAGCAGTTGGGTGGTGGTAGCCCCGATCTGCGCTGGGGTCAGTGGGTCGCTGCCGCCGGTGGCATGGCTCGAAGCGTGAACAGCTTCGGCAAAATCCTGCGGCTTCTTTCCGCTATCAACCAGATTCCCGGTTGCATTCAAGCTAGCGAGGTTTCCGCTTACCGCGCCATCTACCTTTGTCGCGTAGTCTCCACCCACAATTTGTGCCGCTTCTGCGGCAGACGCAGCGGCAGATTGTGCACTGGTGGCCGCCTCTCCCGCTTTTGTCACCGCCGTCTCCATTTTTTCCGATGCCATAGAGGCGCTTGCGGCAGACGCCGCCGCACTGTATCCGGCAGACGCCGCACTCTGCGCCGCCGCCGTCTCTCTTGCCGTGGCATTTGCCGCCGCTGTCTCTGCCGCCGCTTTGGACGTTGTAAACACCGATTCCAGCGCGTCAATTTTACTCTGGAGCTGCTCTTTGTCGGTGGTTGCAATGGTGGAAAGAATGCTGCTTGGAAGCTCCGCGTCAAGCACACGAAAGCGAACGGCCTGCGTGGTAATGGACGTATCCGCGATGGTGTTGTCCGTACTGTTCACCTTGACCCCCCGCACGCTCAGAGTTGCGTATCCGACGACGGACAGCGGTTCTGAAGGGACGGGAATGTCATAGGTAAGCGTCTCTCCACTTATTGCCATGTCAAAACCGATTACAACCGAAACCGGGTTCTGCCCGTTGGCGTCCCAGAAATAGAGCGTCTTGGTGAGTCCCTCCCACTGTGCATCAAAGGCCATTCTGAGCGTCACTCCGTAGCCAGAGCCGGTCGCGCCGAAGGAAATACCCGCGCCCTTGATATACATGCCGGTAATATCAAGTTTTACAATCTGATTACTCATTGTCTCACCTCGTTTGAATGAAAAATTGGGCAGCGCGGGCGGAAATGCCTGCTGGCCCGTGCCCGGGCTTGGTGGTTTGTGGGGCGCGGG